GATCGTGAGAAAGAACACCGTATACCCATCGTGGTACTCCACGAGAGATATACAAAGTTCGAAGATTCCTATGTCGTGATCAAGGCAGAGCATTTTTGTAAGTATTATAAAGATATTCCTATTCAGGATATAGACGAAGCCCCTGATTCTAGTATAATAAAGTCTAATATTCTAGCTGATGTTCCTATTGGAGGCAATTATTAATGGCTCGTAAATTTACGAATGAGAACAATTATCCGCACTGGCTGTATCATACCCTTACCACGAATAACTACACTAAGGGTACCAAACCTAGTGATATTTCAGTTACACGACTCATTGACAGTCCTCAAATAAATGCATTACGGTATAAACATGCAGATGAACTCGTCGAAGATGTTAAAGACCGTGTATGGTCTATTTGGGGATCAGCAGTCCACTCTGTGGTTGAGAACACTAACGAAAGTAATTCAGATGTATTAACTGAAAAGCGTTTTTATCACGATTATGATGGTAAAGTGGTTACAGGACAGATTGACGTTTATGACATGTCATCTAAAATACTATACGATGTTAAAACGGTCAGCGCCTGGAACCTAGTTAACGGTCATAAAAAATCGTGGGAATATCAGTTAAATATATTAGCTGATCTCATGCAAGAGAATGACTGGAAAGTCAAGGGTTTAGCTATCGTAGCTATAGCTCGTGACTGGAATGCCAGACAAGCAGCTGATGTAGAAACATATCCGAAGCATGCTATGACTGTAGTGGATATCCCGCTATGGAAACCTATGCACCGAAAAGCATATATTCATCAACAGTTGAGTAGACACTTCGATGAAGATCACTACTGTAACGATGAGGAACGGTGGCAGTCTGAAGAAAAATGGGCTGTAATGAAACAAGGACGTAAGAATGCTTTGCGTTTGCTTAACACAGAGCAGGAAGCTATAGATTATTTGAACGACTTGATTGATCCGACCAAGTCTACCATAGAGCATAGACCCGGGTCACCCAAGCGGTGTTGGACGTACTGTAACGTACGTAATTTTTGTCCACAACTAAGAGCCGAGAGGCAGGAGAAGCGCTAATGGCAGGAAAGCAATCATTTGATAATACGCACAAGGGACGATTCTTCCTCAACGAGAGGAAAACGGCTAAAGATCCCGCATTATCTGGACCAGGTAATTATAATGGTACGGATATGCGCGTGGCCGCATGGATCAACCCTAACGAGGACGCTGACAATAACAAAGTATGGAAGGCCTTCGATTACCTTGCAGAAAATGCGGTAATTAACATGAGGTTCTCAGAACCCCAGAAAAAGGGAGGAGGCCGAAATAGCTCCAGCGATATGGATGACGATCTACCCTTTTAAGTAGTACAGCTGTAAATCTACGGGGTGGGGCCTGCTTTAGGCCCCGCCTCTTTTTTATTTCGCCTTAGAGGGCGATTCTGGAGCTCTAGGATATGCATATTACGCCGTATCAGCAGTTTATACATAAGAGCAGATACGCTAGATATCTGCCAGAAGAACAACGAAGAGAATCATGGGAGGAAACCATTGGACGCTTTATCGATTTTTTTGATACTCGCTTGGATCGCAATCACTTTGAACGATTTAAATCCCTTATTGTAGGGATGGACGTAATGCCCTCGATGAGGGCTTTAATGACGGCTGGAAAGGCCTTGGAGAAGGACAATGTGGCAGGCTATAACTGTGCTTATACTGCTGTTGATAGTCTTCGGGCTTTTGACGAGTGTCTCTATATTCTTATGTGTGGCACTGGTCTTGGGTTCAGTGTTGAGCGACAGAATATACAGAAGCTTCCAGTTATTGCGGAGGATTTTCACGAGACAGACACCGTCATAGTTGTACGTGATTCAAAAATTGGGTGGGCAAAGGCTTACAAAGAGCTTATTGCCTTTTTGTATCAAGGTTTAATACCCAAATGGGACTTGTCTAAGATACGGCCTGCAGGTGCACCGCTTGTCACATTCGGCGGGCGCGCATCAGGACCTGAACCCTTAGATGAGTTGTTCAAGAAAACAATTCATGTTATTTCTAGTGCAAAAGGTCGACAATTGACTTCATTAGAATGTCATGATATTATGAATTATATCGGAGAGGCAGTAGTAGTCGGCGGAGTTAGACGAACCGCTGAGATATCATTAAGTAATCATTCAGACGAAAGGATGCGCAATGCTAAGATGGGTAACTGGTTTATGGAAAACCCACAGAGAGCATTGGCTAACAACTCTATATGTTACACAGAACGCCCTGATGTAGGAGCGTTCATGCGAGAGTGGTCAGCCATCTACGAGTCACGATCAGGTGAACGGGGTATTTTCAATAGACGAGCCTGTCAAGCCATGGCTCCAGAGAGGAGAGATAAGGACTGGGACTTCGGGACAAATCCGTGTTCTGAAATAGTACTTCGTTCGAAGCAGTTTTGCAATCTTTCAGAGGTGGTAGCTAGATATAATGACACCATGGAAACGCTTAAGACAAAGATAGAAGCGGCAACCATGTTAGGTACCGTGCAGGCAAGCCTCACGGATTTTCGTTATCTAGGTGCCCAGTGGAAAAAGAATTGTGAGGAGGAAGCCCTGTTAGGTGTAAGTATAACAGGTATCTTCGATTGTCCGGCTCTGCTGAAAGCATCGCCAAAACAATTGGAGGAGTTACGCGATCATGCGGTTAAAACGAATGAAATTTTTGCAAAGGAAATTGGTATCAACCCATCTGCCTCTGTTACTTGTGTCAAGCCTAGCGGGACTGTTAGTCAGCTGGTGGATAGCAGCAGTGGGATTCATCCTCGTCACGCTAGATATTACATCCGCCGTGTACGTAATGATAAGAAGGATCCATTGTCTCAAAAGCTTATCGACAGCGGGATCGAATACTTAGAAGATCCTTACAACAAGGATGCTTGGGTATTTGAGTTTCCCATGAAAGCTACAGGATCTAAGACGCGGCATGATGTATCTGCTATGGAGCAGTTAGAACTGTGGAAGAGGTTTGCACTGCACTACTGTGAGCATAAACCCAGTATGACGTGCTATGTAAAGGAGGACGAGTGGCCAACTGTAGGCGCTTGGATATGGGAGAATTTCGATATAGTCAATGGAATCAGCTTCTTACCTAGCGCTGACGAGGGTCATGTATATCAGGCAGCACCTTACCAAGATATGTGCTCTGCAGACTATAGCAAATGGAATAAGAAGTATGGTAAAATAGAACTTACCTGGGATGACCTGAAAGAACAGGTTGATGATACCACAGGTAGTCAGGAGTACGCATGTGTCGCAGGCGCATGTGAAATTTAACGGAGTAACAGGAGGTGTATTATGAGACTGGTGTTAAGCAATACGCACGTTCGTGCTATGGATCGTTTTTTCAACAGAGCTTTGGATTATGGAATGGGCAATCCATTCGCAGTAATGGACCGTATGTTAGATGCTATAACAGTACCGGCTCCGCCCGCAGAGGGAACGGAGTTCACAACTTATAAGATGGTACCAACTACCTATCGGACTGAGTACGAAAAGGACGACAAAGGTAATGTCACCGTCAAGTATATCGTGGTAGAACCTGAAGAGGAGAAAGAAGCCGCGTGAAACTAGTCAAGGTTGAATGGTGGGACACAGTTCAATCGTCTGGTTGGGATACAGCCGATGAGGTTAACATTATGAAAGTTAGCCAAATCGGTTATTTCCTTAATCAGTCTACTTGGTCGGAAGATGGCGTACTGAAGCTAGCAGATACTATAGCTGAGGAGGAATACTATGGGATTACTGCTATACCCAAGGGTTGTGTACACAGGGTTTCATCTTTCTCAGGAGATGTAGATTTCGTAGAAGTATTCTGAGCTGGGACACCTAGCCTGTACTCGCGCAGGGAGCAACGCTTTCTGAGACTAGGGCCCAGCAGTTAATCTCTTTCTCTACTACGGGTTCTTGTTCTGGTTCTAGATCGCGGGCTAGGCCGTCCAGCACCTGTAGCTCCGCCCATCAAAGGCTTACTCAATGGTAGCATTTGACCAACAAACCTGCCCCACGCGTCATCTTTGTCGCTTAACAAGGCATCACCAAATGCCGTTGCATCACCGCCTAATGGACCAAGAAGCTCACCCATCATTCTACTTTGTGTAGTATCCCACCAACCACGCTTATACGGGAATGTTAGGTTAACAGCCGCTGTGCCTGGGGCAGTAAGCAAACCAGTTCTATCTAAACGCCTCATGAACTGTTGGAAATCCTTAGGTTTGATTTCAAAATCATCATCATCCAGATCTCCCTTTATAGCTCCTCGTATGATCTCAGCAAACATTACGGCTCCATACATAGCCATAGCAGTTACTGCAACCTTACCTACTTGCTTCGCGCGTTCTACATTATCTACTTTTGTAGCGAAGTCATTACCAACAGACGTGAGTAATGTATTACCATAAGTTGTGATGAAACGCTTAAATAAGACCAGCGGCGCTGTTAGTGGATTTTTGAAAGCCTTAGCGGTGGTAGCATCATTCGGCCTAGTAATAACTTGGTCTATAAAGCGTAATGCTCCTGAGTTAAAAGCTGCTTGACCAGCGGAAGTACTTAGATCGATATCTTCAGTGATACCATAATCTAATAAATCCTGCTTAAACTGTTTGAATAGTTTAGCTTTCCTACCTTTCAGAGATTTGCCTTTATTCTTATCCACGAACTTGACACGTCTACCCATGTGGCGTTGGAAGTTACGCAATGCCATTAGTTGTTGCATCTCTGTTAAGGTTGTTAACATAGTAGCTTGCATGAACGTCTGCATATTAAACACACCACGCACGTGCTTGGGTATATTGCCTGCTATACTACCTCCTGCACCCGCTCTCAAACCACCTCTTGCAAAGTTCGGGTTGGCGTATCTTGTAGATACCAAATCACCCATAGCTTGAATATCTGCTATACCTAATTCTCTCAACAACTGTATATCGCTAATAACCCCTAACCCACCAATATCTTTAGAGTACTTGCGCATAGCTGGCAAGTGTTTATTGAATAATAACTTTGACATACCACTGGCACCCTTGTACCCAGCCCAAGCAGAACCAGCCATAATATCCATAAACCAATGATGAGGCGAAACATCACCCTTCAACATCGGCGTGAAGAATTCCGGTAAGGAAGCAAGAGTTACTAGCGGCAGCTTCATAACAGTCGCCATATTACTCCCACGTTGCAACCATTTTCTAGTGGACATGTTAGCCATGTCGTAACCATATTTGTTACGTAAAATCTTTGCCATATCCCAAACAGATTTTTCAAAACGCTTCTCATTGATGTAAGGCATGGGGTCATCATCAGCCTTTAAGCGCAGTACTTCTCTATTATGTTTGCGGATCTGTTGTACACCTTTCTTAAGAAGCTCTCGTAGCTTTTCGTCATTCTTGCCAAATCGTTTGGAGTATTCCGTACGCTCTATAGCCTTCTGTATAAAGCGCGGTACTACAGCCTGTAAATCATCTAAAACTAGATTATCATCAATCAAGCTCTCTGTAGGTAATGTATCTAAATACTCTTGAACCTTGAGATCCTTCTCTATATCCTTATCACTGCGTAGTTGATCTGCTTTAAGGTTTGTCCATTCGCCCTGAACGAATCCACCTGAATTTATAACGGTGTCATACAGATCTTCTATGGTTATATCTGCACCTTCAAATATAGGTGTAGTAGAACCTGGCGCAGAGAATGCGTCAGACACAACACGCAAGAATTTAGACTTACCCTGACGAGTAGCCATATATTCTATGTTCCATACCCGTGGGAGCAACGAATCGCCTTCACCTCTTAAATCCAATACTTCAGGTAATCCCTTCGTTTCGTCCTTGGCGTAGCTGTAAACCTTCTCCATCAAAGCCTTCAAATCTTCTGCTGCTTTTCTTTCTTTTTTGTTTTTGAATTTGACATCTCTGCCCATCAAGTAATCAACCATTTGGGAGTTAGATCGTTTACCTACGATGCCTAACCTATCCGTAACCGAAGCGAAAATCTTAGACAGTTCAGAATAGAATTCACCGCTGCGTTGCGATACATCTTGCATCATATCCGTACCGCCTTCTAATCCTTCTGCACGGCGAGTGGATGAGTGCGATCGCTGTATCAAGTCAGCTATTTCATCAGCAGCTGTTATACCACCCTGTTCTGTGCCAAATCGCTTTACTTTATTGAAGTCGCGGATTGACTGCACTGGTTTACCCCACATATAACCTGTAAGGCGATACCAGAAGCCATCATTAAAATGTTCGCTATACCCCTTGTCCTTACCCTTACGACGACGGCTGTCAAGCATAAAGTGCTCTTTACCCGCCCGAGATTCTAAGAAGTATGGGTCTATTAGTCTAGCTTGCCATTCCGGTAGTTTAGCATCTTGTGGGATAAACGGAAGAGCCTTACCATATTTATCTGATTGGGGGTGTACATAGCCATAAGCGGTTAAAATACGTGGTATACCAGCTAACTGCTTCATATCACGTGGTGCTATTTCTGGTTCTGGAAAAGGTTGTATGCGATCTGCAATATCCTTTATATTCTCACTGGGCTTCCACAAGCCAGAAGCCTTCAATGCTTCTAAGTATATCTGCATCGTAGACTTCTTAGAATCTTCCGCATGCTCCTTTAGGTACTTAACAAATTCTTGTATATTTTCATTTTGAGATGTATGTATAGAGCGGTCTTTTAAAGATTCGTTCCAACTCTTAGGTAGCGGAAATATATTCCATGCGAAATCTAAACCATACCCACGTAATGGTACCATATGATCAGGAGAGTGAACTATACCTGTTTCCTTTGATAATTCAGGAATAATCTCCCTCTCTATAATGCGTTTTATCTCTTCGTCTTTTTCTTTTCTATCGCGATTGACTTTTAAACCCCGCCACTCCTTACTCATGCGGATTATAGCTTCTCTATTGTAGCGCCAAGCAGATGTAGATGGACGTTCTTCTGTTAATTTTTCGAATTCATTTAGTGAAGTCCAATATGTTACACCTTTATGTTTGACGGGTAATAATTTAGCCCCATGAGATACCAGCACACCTTCGGTTGGATCTAGATCGCTTTGATAAATTTGTTCAGCCCTACTCTCTAGAATCTTGTCAGGCACAACTACATCATTGCCTTCATTGTCAGTCCATTGGAACCAATCAGGATCTATAGCCTCACCTTGTTCTGTATATTCTGTATCTGCATACTGAAAATCGGTTTCGACACCTACATCATCTGCTGGCCCCATACGTTCCATAGCTATGGGATCTACTTTGATAACTCTTGCGGGTTGACTATCTTTGTAATGTGTTATTGTTCCTGGCGGCAATCTAGTATAACGTCCCTCTCGTTTTAACTCTTCTATAATTGCTTCACGATCTGCCGCTTCCTTCTCTTTGAATTCTTTTTGAACGAAACCTTTTTGGTCCTCTCTCCACGCTTCGAACTCTCTTTGTTCGGCAGGACTCTTGAATTCTGTTGGAGCTCGAAGGAATAGTAATCTCGCTCTCTTACCACTTAAAGAAGGCATGGCATCACTTTCTATCCACGATAGTTCTTCCGCTGTGGGAGGCGCCTTCAACAACTCTTGCTTCTGCTTATTGGTTATATCAGTCGCATCGTAACGGGTACGCGCAGCTTCCGCTTGTGCCACTTCAGCCCGCTCGCCCATATCTGTCGTTTGTTCTTCCGTGTACACTTCTGACCAAGGTACTAGATCTTCGTAGTTACCAATACCATAAACTGCCTCTGTAACCGTTCTCTTTACAGTTGGCCCAGCCTTACCCTTGAATATGCGTCTAACATTATTAACCGCTAGGCGGCGAATCTCTGCCTCCTCTGCTGTGATTTCACCCTCTTCTTCCAACCTGTTGATTTCTTCTTGAGCGAAGGGGTATGTCATCTGCCCTTCCATAGGATGCTTACCACCTTTCGGTCGATATTTAAGTATCTCTGCGTCTGTTTTCCCTAGTCGTTTCGCACGTTGATCTCTACGAGCGCCAGCCTTTCGAACCTTCTCTCTTGTGCCGGTCATCTGCTCTGCAAACGGAGCGATAAACTCTTCCACTGCCTCTAAGTTACCATCAAGAATATTTTGCGATTGCTCTACAAATACCTCAAAGTCACCCGCATCAATACCCCGTTTTCTAGCCGGAGCACCCATTACCCCACGCAACCGTGAAGCTAAATCAAGTCGCGCAGCTTTTTCTTCTTCAGAGATATCTAGCTTAGCGATACCAGGTCGTATCTTTTTGCTCATACGGTTACTAATGTCGCGAACAATAGTATCTTTCTTTGGTTTACGTACCCTCGCTTCTAATATTTCTGGATCTTCAAGTGCTTCTATACGCTGATTAACACCTTCCCAAAGCTCTTCTCTAGTGAACGGCGTTTCTGCAGCATAAGATATAATACGATCGTTTAGCGTGCCATCAGCAGCAGCTTCTGCAGCAGTAGCATCCTCATCATATACGTTCATGATTTCATCGATGGTTTCTACGTACTGCTCTGAATCAGTCTTTTCTGTAGTTTCCTCTGGCGCGGGCAGTGCTTTTGTTCTTCCGTCTAGTTCTTTCTGCATAGCACGCCAACTGGGGTTACCAGCTGTGCGTCGCTCTTGCGTCAAGGCTTCTAACGCAGGCGTATCTAGTTCTCGCCATTTCTGCGGTACTGGCTTCTTATCGTCTTGCGATTCTAACTCGTTCAATCGCCTTTGAATATCTTCTCTCTCTAGACGCGCTGCCTCTTGGTCAGCTTCGAAAGCGCCTGGAGCATCATAGTCATCAAAGGCATCTTCCGGCTGTGGAGTAACGAGTCGCTCCACGCCTGCCATAGTTTGTTCGCCGCTAATAATGTTCTGTGCCATATTGTCAAAGTTTTGATCTGCGTCGCCCCAATAATCAAAGCCTCCTTCACCTGTTATAGGATCTCTTGCCATCTCTTCGCGTTGTACACGAGCGTCGTTTATATTCTCACGGCCATACTTGTCTCTTACATACTCAAGCACCTCTGCATCAGCGTGCGTATCGTCTACCATGAACTCATCAACGACCTCATCACCTTCATACACCGTTACTTCATTAGTGTTTGGGTCATGAGTAAACGCAACATCCATAGCACCTTCACCAGGATCATCTGTGCTAGTCCAACCTGCGTAAGGATCTGTAGCGATAGAAAATTCGTATACAGAACCTGGTAATTGTTCAGCCATACCAGCATATCCCGCCGGTGCTTCCGCAGCAGCTTGTGTAGCTGGTTCAAGTAATATACTGGGATCTAATGCAGCCCCTGCAGCTGCGCCACCGACTTGCTTCATAAATCTACGACGGCTAGGATCCTGAGGCCCTCTCGACTCTAATAGACCTTGAGATGTCACAGTAGGCAATTGCCCTGGAGTGCCTCGCGCCGCTTGTGCGCTAGCTTTTGTTAATAGATCTAAGATGTGTTGGTCAGAGAAATCTGCGTTGAATCCAAGTATACCTTTCTTTCGCAAGTATAGTTTGATACTAGCTATCAATGAGCGCACACGACCAGAACTGATACCTTCTGTCCTGGCTAAATAACTAATGTATTCTGCTGTAGCTCGAGCTTGATCGTAGTCGGCGTAAATCTGTCCATCAGGACTAGCACGCCACTTGTTTATGCTACCCTTGTTTATGTTGCCATACTTGGTTAGAAAGCCCTCACGATCTTCTAACATATTGAGAAACGTCATATGGTCGTCAACTTCCTCCGCCACAACGTCTCTAACAGCCTTCTGAACTTCTCGTTTAGATGGTTTTCGTACTACCTCTCCAGTATTAGGATCAGTTGCTAACGAATCATAGATCTCTTGAACAAATACATTAGCACGTTGTATACTAGGATCGTAATAACCTCTTGTAGCTTCTGTGGTTCTTGAAGCTAATCCAGGTTCTATGCCAGCGGCCTCTCTTTGTTGTGCTTCTGCAAGAGCAGCATCTCTATTAGCGAACACACCCTTCTGCTCTGGAAGCAAACCTTGACGAGCATCCATCTCTTGTTGCGCTATCTGTCCTGCGTATTCTGGCGTTGCCGGTGTCATAGCATCTGCTGCTGCTTGTGCAGCTAGGATGGGCGTACCCATTGTAACACCACCCGCAGTACCTATGGTAAAGGCTTGTGCTAATCTATGCGCTGCTTCGGGACCTTCTATATCTTCACCACGGCGGAACATGTCATACAACATATTTAACCCTTCCGTAGCAACTTCTGTCAAACCCTGTGTACCCGCTGCATCTAAAGCGTTGCCAAGAAAGTTCTTCATTCCAGGAATGCGACTAAAAACGCGAGTTATCCATAAGGCTTCTGGCCCAGCTTCAGCAGCAGCTCTGAACATACCCTGTTCTACCGCTCTGGCGTCATCAAATCCTTCTTTCTTGGCTTCATCAAAAAATGCGGGAAACATCGTTGCGAATATAGAAGCACCTGCACCTATCGTACCGGCAACTGCACCTGTAGGTGCTAACAAGCTGCCAAGCACACCAACAGGAAGTAATGGAGCAGACCCAGCTATACTTTCTACACCAGAAGATTTAAGATCAAACATTTCGCCTGGAAGATTTACAACGGTTCTATTTGGATCATAACTTGGAGAAACATCAGCGAATGTTCCATACTCTTTTACTGCGGCATCATATCCTTCCCTCAACCGCCTTTGTTCGTTAGCCCAATCATCATAACCCAATATGTCAGCCGCACCAGTAACGCCTGAAGCAACAGCTGGACCTATATTCTGCCAACCAACCTTAGCAGCATCAGCAACATTTTCAAACCAATTCGTTGGCGCACTAGGTGGTGTGGCATATTGAGGTGTAGATTGCTGAAGCGCCCGCTGCCCAGTCATGGCTGCTGTAGGCGTAACAGGTACAGCACTATTCTCTGCTAAGTATTGCGTCCGCAGATTTTGTAGTGCTTGTAGGTCTTGATTAGCTTCTGCCTGTTGAAACAGACTAAGATAATATTCTTCTCGTCCCTGAGGAAGGGCCATATATTACCCCTATTATTGGTTTACATATGCAGCATTTAACTGCCGAGCTGATAAACCGCGTTGTGCGCCTATAGCTTGCAACGCTTTCATCAAACTAAGGTAGTCTGTAATTCTACCATCTTCGCCAGTGTAGCTACCCATAACATTTTGAAATTCGGGAACAAAACCTAGCGATGAAGGATCTTGCATGCGCATACGTGTATCTATTTGAGATGATAAATTCGTAACATCCTGCAACCTCTTTTGACCTTGACCGCCGAAAACCCAATTTAAAACTTCAGGGTTAACATCATATATAGGATTGGCTTCTGTGCCACCTACATCATATAATGGTTGCTGAGAATCGAACCATGTGCTCGGGCTAGTCAACTCAAAAGGTTTATTAGGGCTATACAAAGCACCACCACCCGGATAATCTTCAGAAGCGCCCATATCCTCTATAGCCTGCATAACTCTAGAAAGTGAGTCATCAGCAAGATTCATTTGTTGCCCCGCTGTCAGACTGCCACGTGTAGTTTGAGGGTTAAACAGCTTATAAAGTGCAGGATTATTCACAGCCATGTTAGCAGACATTGGGTCTAAACCTTGACTCGCTGCATATTGCTGCGCCATAGCCATATTAGCTTCATCTTGTGCTATTTTTCTTTCTGCAAGTTGCATAGCGTGCCTAAGCGAATCTGCTTTCGCAGCTCTTAAATCTCTATCATATTTCCAATCCATAACATCAATAGGGATATTCAAGATGCTAGGTGCGTTGTAAATTGGTGCCGGCATAATTAACTCCTAATTAAGTTCCTGGATGCCTGCCAGGCATACTAGTCGGTGCTCCACCTGGGCGTGTGGCTTCAAACTTTGTTGGTGGATCTCCTCGCTTGCTCAACCAATCAGGAACATCAGGCATGTCTACGCCAATCACTCTTGGTGCTAGTGTTTTATATCTGCCTTCTATCCTCGACTTCTCTAGACCGCGTGCTTTCTCTGCCTTAGCGCGTCTGTCACGCATTGCTAGTTTATCAACCTCTCTAGTTGCATCAACACCACCTTTTAATGTATCTCCTTCTGCAGCTACTGCCTCGGCTCTAGCCATCTCGTCCATTAGCCTCACATCTTCACCACCCGCAGCTAATAAATCAGCCATTGCTGCCGTCTCTTCTCCAGCAGCAGCGCGCTCTACACCCATAGCCTCTGAGATAGCATCTGCAAACTGATCGCCTCCGCCGGCATCAGCAGTTAAAACACCACCCAAAGCATTGCTAATACCTTCATTCAAGTACGATTCATAGTCAGCTTCTCTACCAGCTAACGCTCCTTCGCCAGCCATAGCTGAAACTATAGCTCCCGCTTCAGCGCCCTTTGCGCCTGTGATTCCTTCTGACGCGACTAACATTTCTTTATATCTAGCGGCTTCTGCATTACCAAGATTGTATTTTTCTGCTAACTCTCTTCTACTCAGGTTTAGATCTTCTGTAGCTCTTGTTATGTTCTCTGCAGCATCTTCTTCTCTTGCCTTTGCAGCATCATATTGGTTCTTCCAATTTATCACCATTTGAGCCGTTTGAAGAAGTATAGCAGCAGTTTCGCCAATACCAAAGAAAGCGCCAGGTATACCATCAGAAGTTCTTTTAGTGAAAGCAGTGCTATCACCTAGTGCGGCATCTTTGTTTTGAAGTGCATTTAATTCCTTTTGAGAAACTAACGCATGTACAGCGCGGCTCCCATCACCTGTCATTTGTCCAGGTTCTATATGCGTTTGCATTTGTGATGCTATACTCACGTTACTCTCCTATAAGAAACCAAGTAATTTTATACGACTCTTAGAGACACCTGTCGGTCCAGTATAAGGTTTATACCCACTAGCTCCGCCCGGTGCTGAGCCGAACACAGAGGATAAAGAGGTAGCCATTGGTTCAAAACTACCCGGCACACTACCGCTTCCTCCAAGTCTACCAGCGGCGCCCATACTTCTCGCTCTTCCCGTAGTAGCACCAATGCTCTTCTCTCTACCAATCTCTCCCTCTAATGTCTTAGCCCTCGCACCAGTTCGGCGCTTTACGCTCTCTTCCATTGCGCGAGACAGTGAATCTTTATGCGCGGCACTCTTATATAAACCCGATCTAGCTGATCCCATACGCAAGGTGCGCTCTGCGTCTGCGTCGGCCTTGTCTAAACCTCTCTTAGCAAGAGTTTCTGAAGCAGCTCGATACTTAGGTAACCTACCTTTAAGTGCTGAATCTAAACCCGCAGCTCTAGCTCGACCAGACTCCACCCTAGACTTAGCAGTTCTATAAGGTTTAGCCCATGGCTTATCTCCACCAGGCATAGAAGCAGTAGATTTTAAATCCCTAGTTACCTTGTAGTCTGGCGCCATATGCGCATATACTCTTTTCGCCATTAGAAGTGTCCTAGTTGGTCATAGTAATAAGTTATAGCATTTAATTGAAACTCAGAATCTAATTGCTGAGTTATTTTAAAGCTTAGTTCTGTAGTCATAAGCTCGACTGGAATTAATTGTCCAGGTCTGGTATCACCACTCAATGATATAGCTGTAGTTGCCTCTGAAGAGGTTCTCGCATCATATCTATGTTGAAAATCAGCAGTACCATTAAATAGCACATCCATACCATATACCTTCTTCCACCTGCCTGGGCTTCTTAATGTTTGGTATGAGTTTGTTATTTCTACTGGAAATAAACTAGTATCAAAACTGTCCTTGTATGAATCAGGGTTAAATGAGTATATTCTCTGTCCACCGCTATCATCAGCACATCTAACAAAGCAGAATGACCTCCATGCAGCTATATCATATATCACATTTGGTAAGGAATACGTAGACCAAGCATGCACATCAGAGGTTTTAGAAAAGGTAAAAACAAATATTTCCTTTTCTACTGCGCACATATACTGCGAGCCACCACTATATTGTATAGACTTGGGCGGGTAAACAGATGAATATAACTCAACATGTGGTGTTACTATATCATCGATACCAGCACCTATATCAGCTCCTTCCGCATTCTCTATGTATAACATTTGACTCAGTGAACTAAACCCGTCTTCATTGAGAAAAATAACATCTGGTCCTAATTTAGCTATACTGTTAGGATATGCTGTGTAAGAATTTTCTACTACAGAATGCAGTTTTATATTAACTGGATCGGTATCTGTTTGCCACAATTGCACGTTATTGGTCATGAATACTACTAGAAAGTTTTTGTAATTACCTAGAGCTACAATATCATCTTGATCTGGCGATTCTAAACCAGCAGGCAATCCCAAAGTTCCAGAAGCATCAGACGGGGAAGACCAATCTCTAGGTTTCTCCGTAGCTGAATATTTTACGTATGCGTTTCCAGGCGTGCTGGGACCTACTGCATACACCTTAGATTGAGATATAACTACAGATTTTGTATTAGGACAATTAACATCTGTTATAACATCTAAATCATCTGGTACTGAGTCTGTGTCTCTAGGATAAAAATGTCGAATGACACCGCTGTAATATTCTACAACAACATATAATTTTCTATTAAAAACTAACATCTGCCAAACACGCTGTACAGTATCAGCGCTATCATCTGGATTTGGCAACACTAAGTTCAATATATGAGGACTAATCTTTCCAGTACCAATACCATGACCCGACAGAGTGGGATGCGATACTGCAGCGTGACTTACTGTGACAAATTGATTGTTAAATATAAACAACCCCCTACTGTCAGCGCCCAGCGCACCGCCTAATGAATCTAAACCAGGTCTTTTGCTAATAGCGTAGCCTGTAGTAACGTAAGCGTTCTTACACTCAACAAGACCTAGGTCGTCGGCAACTAACTCAGAGCGCCTACGGTCTATACCTAGTCTAAAATCATCAAGTGTATATGTTGACATTACCTAACCTTCGTGGCCAAGATCTTGTCTAACATTTGCTCTATAGACTGCAATCTATAGACCATTACATCAAGATCTTTTACCGCTTCTTGAACCTCTTTCTGATCCCCTGTTAGCTTCTTGAGATTGTGGATCTCGATACCACACTGCTTAGCTTCGGCTTCTAACGCCGGTATAGCAGTTCCCTGGATGCCTGCTAGACGCTCTACCTCTGCGGAGAGTCCAGAAGCCCACCAGATTGCACCACATGTCTGCACAATCACGAAGATTATTGCGCCAAAAAATTTTGCGTCTATATTCATTCTTTTTTCTTCCTCTCCAACGGACCTGGTAAGATCCAGCCGAGCACCATGGGTGCGACTACTATCAATATTAACAACCAACCTCCCATTTCCACGAGCGATCCCAACAAAGTCCAGAAATTATCTGGTGCGCAATTAGTCATGTCCACCCCCTTCGGCGAATGTGTATTCGGCGTCATCACGTCCGCAACCACACTGGTCACAGAGGCACCGCCCGCTGAGGCCAGTAACACAGGTGCAGTCCCCGATGTCGCAATCGAGGCAATTGCACCTGCTCCCAACGAGCCTCCCCCGATCAGGGCGGCTTTTTTGAGGCTTGTGCATCCTACCAGAATAAATTGTAAACTACAGATACCAAGATAGCGGCCAAAATAACGGCGTAAATGGGCTTTTCCTTTACCCAACCTTTTATCGTTTCCATTAAGTATCCTCGAATTGAAATGAGTTCCCGCATCCACAAGACTTTGTGTTAGGGACTTTGAAATTGAATGTAGAGTTGAAAGGATCATCGATCCATTCCAGAGTTGCCCCGGATAAATACTCCTCCGAGGTGGGATCTATAATAACCTTCTCGCTCAGCCACGTATCGCTCTCGCTTGCTCCATCTGTCCTCGTTAAACCCACGGTAAAGCCACTGCAACCACCTCCATTTACCTC